AATGAAAATTTAAATGTTAGTGGTAATACTATTTTACAAGGTCCTATTACTGGATTATCATCATTATTTATTAATGAAAATTTAAATGTTAGTGGTAATACTATTTTACAAGGTCCTATTACTGGATTATCATCATTATTTATTAATGAAAATTTAAATGTTAGTGGTAATACTATTTTACAAGGTCCTATTACTGGATTATCATCATTATTTATTAATGAAAATTTAAATGTTAGTGGTAATACTATTTTACAAGGTCCTATTACTGGATCATCATCATTATTTATTAATGGAAATTTAAATGTTAGTGGTAATACTATTTTACAAGGTCCTATTACTGGATCATCATCATTATTTATAAAATCAAATTTAAATGTTAGCGGTAATACTATTTTACAAGGTCCTATTACTGGATCATCATCATTATTTATAAAATCAAATTTAAATGTTAGCGGTAATACTATTTTACAAGGTCCTATTACTGGATCATCATCATTATTTATTAATGGAAATTCTACATTAAAATCAAATTTAAATGTTAGTGGTAATACTATTTTACAAGGTCCAATTACTGGATTATCATCCTTATTTATAAAATCAAATTTAACTATTAGTGGTAATACTATTTTACGAAGTTCAATTACAGGATTATCATCATTATTTATTAATGGAAATTCTACATTAAAATCAAATTTAAATGTTAGCGGTAATACCATTTTACAAGGTTCAACAACTGGATTATCATCATTATTTATTAATGGAAATTCTACATTAAAATCAAATTTAACAGTTAGTGGTAATACTATTTTACAAGGTTCAATGATAGTAACAGGTACATCTATATTAAATAATAATACCACATTGGGTTCATCATTAACAGTTAGCGGTAATACTATTTTAGGAAATAAACTATTTTTTACTCCATATTTAGTGCAAACACCAGTATCTAATGATGAAATAAATACATATTCAACTCTTAATTTTGTTACTCCAACTAATAATCTTACAGATATAATATTTCAAGAAGGTTCTTCAATAGGTCAAATTTTTATTTTAGTAAATAATTCCAATTATAATATTACCATGCAAAATGAAACATCCTCTAAGGTTGCAAATGGAGATCAAATAACAATTTATAATAAAACAACATTATTATTTGTATGGGATGGTTTATTATGGTATCCTACTGCATTATAAAAAATAAGATTCAAAAAATTATAATTAGTATTACACTTTTTTCAGAAGTTGTAAAGCTAAAATTATTATCCAAATAATATGTGCTAAATATAAATAATTTGTAAAATATTTTTCTGGAATAGTTATAATAGATTTAATAATATGATAAATAAATCCTTCTTTATATTTTTCTCCTTTTAGTATATATTCTAATTCAGTTAATCCACATTTTCCATAATTTGTTATCCATTGAATAAATATAAAGATTAAAAATGTGAATGAATATTTTTTAAGTTGATAATTTGGAATAAAGACTGAACTAATTACTATTATTATTATAACTAAATGTATCAATTTTATAATACTAAGTATCATTAATTATAATAATATTTAATATTAAATTATTTTTTGTTTTCAGATTCAAGAATGCCACATGTACCTTTAGTAGCTAAAATATAAATAATATAAAGATAAGGACATAAAATAGCAACTAAAAATGGACCAATTTCAAATCCTTTATTACATCTAAATGATAAATAGATAGCAACTAAAGTCATCATAGTATGAAAAACAGAATAAATATAGCGACCATTACTAGAATCAGTACATTCTATAGATTTATTTAATTTAGTTGTTTGATAAGCTTCTTCCATATTAGCTTTTTGTTCATTAGTAGTATTCATTATATAATCAAGTAGATTTTTTTATAAATAAATATTTTTATAGTAATTATTTTATAAAAATTAAACATTAAATTCTTTAGGTTTTTTATATGTAGTTGTATGTTTTATTGTACCATTTTTATTTGCAATAATTTTTAATACATCATTAATATTTATATTTTCAATTGAATATGTAGATGGGATACTTACAAATTGTTTTTTACTTCCAGATACTATTTGAATATATGGACCATAATTTCCATTTTTAATATTTAATACTTTATCTTTAACCTTAAATGTTTTCAAAGCATACAAATCACCTGCTTCAATTAATTCTTTTGCATATTCAATATTAATATTAGATACTTCAATATCTTTATCCTTAATTGAAATATTTCTACCAGCACATTTTAAATATAGTCCATACTGACCTTTATTCAAAGTAACAATAGCATTACCTACTTTACCTAATGTTTTTGGATATTCAAATAATTTAATAGCATCATTAAGTGTAATATCATCTAATTTAATATCTTTAAGAGGTGCATATTTCCATTTGCTTTTATTTTCTTCATCTTGAATTTTAACATATGGACCATATTTACCAGAACCAGAATATATTTCTAATCCTAATTCATTAGTACCTAATAATTTATCAGTAGATGAAACTGGAGAAAAAGTTAAAACTTTTTCTTCAGCTAGATTATCCGATAACTCTAAAGATTTATTGGATAATGATCCATTTTTTTTAATTTTATCTTTAGCTAGATCATTAAGTTTATTAACAATTGGATTAAATAAGTCATAAAAATTTTTTAATACTGTAACCCAATTAGCTTTACCTTCAGCTATTTTATCTAAATGAGATTCAAATGTAGCTGTAAATTCGATATCCATAATTGATTCAAAATATTTCATCATAAATTCATTAACTTGTTTACCCAAATGAGTAGGAACTAATTTTTTAGTTTCTTTACCAATTACAATATCTTTAACACTTTCCTTAATCTTAAATTTATTATCTAATTCTAATTGTTTAGATTGTTTTTTAATACCTTCGACATTCTTAATTTCAACATATTGTCTTTCAATTACTTTAGAAATAATAGAAGCATAAGTAGAAGGACGACCAATACCATTTTTTTCTAAATATTTTACAAGTGCAGCTTCATTATATCTAAGTGGTGGTTTAGTATATTCTTCAATTACTTTAAGTTTATTAAAATTTAATTTATCTTTTGATTTAATTGCTAATTTACCAATCGTTTTCTCTTCATCTTCTGGTGTATTATCATATACAATTAAATAACCTGGAAATTCAACATTTTCTAAAATACTATAAAAATATGTTTGAGTTTTATTAAAAACTAAAATACTTGATTTATCATTGAGTCCATCAATTTGAATAGTTTGAATATTAACTTGTGCATTAGCCATTTGACTAGCAATTGTTCTTTTCCAAATTAATCCATATAATTTAGCTTGATCTCCATCTATTTTTTCATAAGAATCTGTTTTATCCATATATGTAGGTCTAATACATTCATGAGCATCTTGACTATTTGAACTTTTAGATTCATAATTTTTAGGATCAGAATATTTTTCTCCATATGTTTTTATAATATATTTTTTAGCTTCTTCTATAGCTTCTTTGCTAATATTTGGACTATCAGACCTCATATATGTAATTAATCCAGCTTCATATAATTTCTGAGCTACATCCATAGTCTTTTTAACACTAAAATGTAATTTAGTTGATGCTTCTTGTTGAAGACTAGATGTAATAAAAGGAGCAGAAGGTTTTCTGATTGATTGTTTATTATCAACTGAAATAACTTTAAAATCTATTTTTTGATTAATTAGTTCCATAAATTGTTTAGCTTTTTCTTCTGATTCAAACTGATATAATTTTGTTCCATTATTTAAAGTTGAATTTAATTTAATTTTATTTTCTCCTTCTTTAAATTCAAATTCAGCAGTTGTTTTAAAATATGCTGTACTAATTGATTTTTCAATATTATTTTCTTTATCAATAATTATTCTAACAACTACTGATTGAACACGTCCAGCTGATTGAACAGTACCATTATATGTCATATATTTCCAAAGTACAGGACTAATTTGATAACCAACTAATCTATCTAATAAACGTCTAGCTTGTTGTGCATGAACCATATTATAATTAATAGTTGTGGGATTTTCAACAGCTTTAATAATAGCTTGTTTAGTAATTTCATGAAAAATAATTCTTTTTGGATTTTTAAGTTCAAGTACAGATGCAAGTGAATAAGCAATAGCTTCACCTTCTCTATCACCATCAGCAGCTAATATAATATCAGAACAATCTTTAGCTAATAATTTCAGTTCTTTAACAACTTTAGTTTTATCAGAACTAACTTTATAAAATGGTTTAAAATTATTTTCTACATCAATTGATAAAGTTGATTTATCTAGATCTTGAACATGACCAAAAGATGCTTTAACAATATAGTTAGATCCAAGATATTGACTTATTTTAGCAATTTTACCGGGTGATTCAACAATTACTAATATTTTTGACATTATTAGTATATAAATTATTAAACTTTAAATAAAATAAATCAATTTTTTATAAAAAATTAAATAGATTCAACTTTTATATTTAATTGATCACAAAAATATGAAACAAGTTGATCATTTTTATAATCTTCAATATATTTAATTTCTTTAATACCAGCCATTAAAAGTAATCTAGTACAAATAATACAAGGATAATGAGTAATATAAGCTGTTGCACCATCACAACTAACTCCTCTTTTAGCACAATCACAAAGAGCATTTTGTTCAGCATGTACTGTTGCTTGTTCATGACCATCTCTAACAATTGATTTATGTTCACAACCAGGTAAAAATCCATTATAACCTTGTGAAATAATTCGATTATCTTTAACTAAAATACAACCAACATGTAATCTTTCACAAGGACTTCTTTTAGCAGTTACTTGAACAATTTCTTTAAAATATTCATTCCAATTTGGTCGATCTAATTTATTCATTATAAAAACAAATATTTTTTTAATAGTTTAAAATATCAATTTTTACTTAAAAACATTTTAAATATTATAATTAATGTTTTTAGTAGATAAATATTATAATGATTCTAATTATATAAGTCATCATCAACCTATAATTAATAGGATTTTAGATAGTTTTGATGCACATAATCAAATTTATGCAAATATAGAATCAATAATTAAATTACCCCATAATAAATTTATTCAAATTATAAATGATTTAGAATTTGGAACTTGGAGATATAGTAATTTTCAACATTTAATAGTTTATGGTCCAAATGGGTGTGGTAAAGAATATTTAGTAAATAAATTATTAAAAAAAATTTATGGAAAATCAGGAGTAGAATTAAAAGAAGTTGAATATACAGTAAGTGGTTATTCAAATACTAAAACTAAAATAATGATTAAACAATCTAGACATCATATTATAATTGAACCAAATTCTAATGGTTTTGATAAGTATCTAATTCAAGAAATAATACAAGATTATGCTAAATCAGAATTACTTAATATACTCAAATATAGAAAATTATTTAAAGTTGTTATTATTAATAAAATAGATAATTTATCTTATTATGCACAAGCTTCATTAAGAAGAACTATGGAAAAATATTCAGATACTTGTAAATTTATTTTGATATCAGATCAGTTATCTAGAATTATTGAACCTTTGAGATCACGTTGTTTATTAATTAGAATTTCTCTTCCAACAAATTATCAAATAGTTGAAACATTATTATATATATGTGAAAAAGAAAATTTTACAATAAAATGGGCAAAATTAAATGAAATAGTTAAAAAGTCAGATAATAAGATTAATCATGCAATATGGTTATTAGAAATGTATAAATATGGAATATTATATGATAAAAATTGGGAACAAATAATAGATAATATTATAAATATGATAATAAAATCTAATATTAAAAATAATAAAAAATTATATAGTATAATGAAAAAAATAAGAGAACAGTTTTATATATTATTTATTACAAATATTTCAACTCAAACAATAATTCGTAAAATTATGATAAAATTAATTAATAAAATAGATGACATTAAATTAAAATATAATATAATTGATATTACTTCTATTTTTGAACAAAGATTAAGTCAAGGTACACGACATATTATTCATATGGAAGCATATACAACAAGACTTATATATTTATTTACAACTTATAATAAATTAAATGATAATAATTATAATTTAGATGTATTAGAAATTTAGATATGAATAAAATCAAATAATCAATTTAAAAATTCTAGTATATATATATTAATAATTATGGAAGAAATAAATTACAATTTGGAAGATAAAATTAATTTAATTTATGAATATGTATATAATTTAAATTCTAAGAATTGTTTCTCACTTAATAAAATTATTTTAGGTAAAATTGGTTTAGAAGATATTAAAATACCATTACCATTAGATAATCAAGAAGAAAAAGAATATTGGGATAAAAATAAATTTGATATTTTAAATGGAAAATTTAAACTTATTTCATTTAATGAAAAATCATACGAATTATTATTTAAAAGATATTCTAATCAATTTCCTATAAATGTTAAAGTAAGTTTCTATAAAGATTCTAAATCTATTAATTTAATGGAAAATACTGTTAATAATGATTCATTATTTTCTTATATTTTAAGTCAACTTGTTTTAACTAAAAAAACTAGACATATTTTATTACCAATTATAAATTTAGATATAAAGTATTCAGATATTGAAAGTTTAATAGTTAATGATATATCTAATTCAATAATTAAAACAGGTATTTTAAATAATAATATAATAGATAAATGTTGTTTACAATTAAGAGAACATTTTTTTAAAACTATTAATTTAGAAGAATATTTATTAGAAAATAGTTGTTCATATAAAGGATTATTATTTCAAGTAATTCATACATTAGCAACTATACAAAAAGAATTTACTGGATTTAGACATAATAATTTATTATTATCTAATATATTAATTTATCTTAAAAAGGATTCAGATACTGTGACTGAATATGAAGGTTTTAAAAATGATAAATTTTATGTACCTAATATTGGTTTTGATATTAAAATAACAAATTTTGAACATTCTATTATTCCTAAATTTTATGGTATATCTTCAGCTAAATTATCTGAAAAATCTAATTCATATTATGATTTATATACTTTTTTAAATGATTTACTTGAAGGAACTACTAAAATGTCATTACTTGAAGAATCTAATAAAAATAATTGTAATAATGAAACTAAAAAGTTTTTAGATAAAATAATACCTCCTAATATTAGAGGTTTAAATAAAAATAATTTTAATAAAAATATGATTGTGGCTAATCCTGTTGATTTATTATATGATAATTATTTTAATGAATATAAAAATAAACCATCTAATAATTTAGTTAAAGACACTATAATAAATCATTTATATTTAACAGGACAAAAAGAGACTAATAAACCAAATTTTACTACATGGATGGAATCTGATAATTATTCAATATTAGGAAATCAAGATAAAATAATATCTAATTATAGTATAATGAACACTACTTCAAATTTACAAAGAAATATTAAAAAAGAAAAATCAGAAGATTTTATCAAATTATCTAGATTTTCAGGTAAAACTTTTAGTCCTAATTCATATTCTAATGAAACTGAAAATATTAATAAAAGGATTATAAAACAATTTGATTTTTCTAAAGAAAAACTAAATAGAATTAATAATGATGAAATAACTGATATGATAGGAGGAAGTATTGATGTTCTTCCTTATAAAACTGAAAAAAATACTCCATTTTTATCAAATGATCAAAGAGATACTTTTAAGAAAAGATCTTCTGAAAATCCAGTAAAAGAACCGCCTGTCATTTTAGAACAAAAAATTTATGATACTTCTCAAAAACCTGCAGCAAAACCTCAATTTCCTCCTACATTTATTCCATTATATAATCAAGATGGACAAACAATGGACCATTTATTACCTTATTCTAATCAGGTAATTAATCAACCTCCAGTACAAAAAGTATATAATGTTAGTTTATCAAATCCTATTCAAGGATTTACTTCAATTAATAGAATTTATGAAGATGTTTTACCTGGAAATCCTTTTTCTTTAACATCTCTTACATTATTTGAACGAAAACAACTTGTTGACTTTTTACGTAATAATATGCTTGATTATGGTGATGGTGAAGAAATGACAATAGTTGGTGGTAAAAATTCATTACTTGAATATATAAAAATATTAGATGTTAATCCATATACAACAAATAAAGATCCTTATTTAGATTTACCTAGAAACTTTTTAATATATAGATCTGCTTATCCAGTAAGATATGATGATAAAACAAAAATGATTAATATTGGAAAATCATCAATGGGTCTTAATGTTCGCATGTATCGTTTATCAATTGGTGATTTAAGATGTAAAACAATAAATAATTTAATTAATGCTGATAATTTTGATTTATGGAGAGAAATAAAATATTATGATTGGATAAAAAATACTATTGTTAAAAACAAAATTTCACCAAATTTTATTTCACCCATTTTATATAAAATTGATTCTAAATCAAAAATAGAATGGGATAAATTAGATCTATTAAGAAATAAAAATGTTACAATGGAAACTGTTAAACAACTTCAACAAAATCAACAAAAAATAAATAACTTACATGAATTAGATAAAAAATTGGGTTTATTTCAAGGTCTTATACCGCTTCCATTTAGAACAAATTCAGATACAACTACTGATAAAAAAGTTAAATCAGATGATAAACTTAAACCAGAAAATAAAGAAGATTTAACAATTAATTCTGGTAAAGTTTTAGTTTTATTAACTGAAGCTCCTACATCTAGTTTTATTCAATGGTCTTCTGCTATATATGAAACATTTGGTTCAGTTAAGAAGATGATATCAACCGGTTTCCATACTGCAGATGTTTGGAAATCTATTTTATTTCAATTAGTATATGCTTTTGCAGTTTTACAAAAAAAGAAAATTTATTTTGTAAATTTTTCTTTAGAAAATAATGTTTTTATTAAAGATGTTTTTTCAGATATTAATTCAATTGGTTCATGGATTTATAAAGTTAATAGTATTGATTATTATATTCCAAATTATGGATATATTTTAATGATTGATTCTAAATATGCAGATATTGAAATTCAATCTAGTTTAATAGATTCTAAGCCAGTTGATTCAGATATTAAATATAAGATATGTAGTAGTTTATTTACTGAAAATTCTATAGATATTACAAGTTTAGATACTTTAATTCGTAATCAATTTAAAGTATTAATTGATCCAGATAATTTTAATCATAATTTTAGAATTAAAAAGGGGTCTATTCCACCTGATGATATTTTAGACTTATTAAAAAAAATGCATACTGATCCTTTAACAGAAATTTCTGATTTTATTCCTAAATATTTTGGTGAATTTGTTCATAATCGTGTTGGTACTTTTTTGACTAAAAATGAAAAAGAAAATATAAATCTTTTATCAAGACCTAATTTTGTTCAAGGTAATTTATTAGTATGGCATAAAAGAAATCAAGAATATGAATGGGTTATTGATTTAGGAGAAGTTACGGGTGATACACTTAGAAGAAAGATATTAATTAAAGATCATAATACATATCAAGAAAGAATAGTATTTGTTAGTTCATTAAAATCTTATCCTCCTAATGAAAAAATATTTCCAAATAGTTCAAATAAAATGAAATTTGATGAAGCGCATATTTATGAAACATATGATTTAGATAATTTAATTAACTAAATTAAAATTTATTTCTTTATTAATTTAATATGGCTACAAATAATCAAAATTCTTTTATTATGCCTACAACTTTTTTTTGTGATAATCCAAGAGCTAATGCTGCTAGAAATCAAATGATAAAAAATCAAGTTAGAGTTAGTGAATGTGAACAAAGTGATTTAGAAGAATTATTTTTTTCTGATGAAAATATTAGTTTAATTAATAAACAATTAATTATTTTAGTATATAAAAAAACTAAAGGACAAATTAAAATAAGTGAACAATCTAAAGAAAGTTTAATTATTGTAATGAGATATATTTATCTTGAATATGCTAGACATTTACCATATAATATAACTGAACAAATTAAAGAATTAAATTGTCAAGTTGTTGGAGAAATATTACCAAAAATTATTACAGAGGCTACTCAAAGAATTACATATTTAGAAGAAATTAATAATCCTAGAAAAATTATACCTCTTCCAATTAATGTTAATTCATCTAAAAATCGTGGTTCTATACAATCTGTTACTACAACATTTAGTTAATATATTTTTTATAAATTAAAAATAATATATATATATATATATTATGGGTTTTTTAGAAGATTTAAGTTCTGGAAAATATAATTTAATATTATTTGGAATAATTTTTATTTTATTTTTTAAACTTTTTATGGATAGAAAAACAGAATTATTAACTAATTTAGATGATAGTCAAAAAGAAGAAGTTAAACAATTAATTTATAATATTTACAAAGTTGATGTTAATGCTATTAAAAATTTATCTGTAATTGCTAATAAACTACAAGAAGGAGGATTAACTATACCTGGTGATTTAACTGTAACTGGTAAATTAAATGTAACTGGTGATATTAAAGGAAATGAAATTAGTAATAAGACAAATTCATTAACTGGATTAAAAGATAATATTACAAATCAAATGACTAATGTTAATACAAATTTAAATACTAGAATTGATACTATTAATAGAGAGTTAATTAATAAAATTGAACAAACAGCGGCAACTGCTAAGTCTGATTTAAATACTATGGGAAGTCATATATATAATAACTATTTTCAAAAAAGTGGTGGAACAATTTATGGTGATCTCAATATAAATGGATATTTAACAGGAACTAATTTTACAATGAATACAGGTAATGGTGCTAGAATTAGAACTAATCCTAATGGTGGTCAATTTATTATGAACTGTCCTAATGGATCTAATAAATATATAGGTGCAGGAGCATGTACCGGTGATTGTAATCAAATAGGTATATGTTAATTTTAACATCATATATAAATATACATATAATAATAAATTATATAATTATATGTATAATACATTGTTTAAGTACTCTTTAATTAAACTCAGAAAAATTTGATTTAAAAATAATTTAGTTTATATATTAATAGATATTAATATGTTATTTGTAACTAAAAGAGATGGTCAAACTCAGAATGTTCAATTTGATAAAATAACTGAAAGAATTGAAAAGTTAATAAATCCTGTTGAATTACAAAATATAAATATAAATATAAATTTAGATTTATCAAAAGAATTAGAATATTTAGATCCAGTTTTAGCCGCTCAGAAAGTAGTAGCTAGATTATACCCTGGTATAACAACTGAAGAACTAGATATAGAGTCTGCTGAAGTTTGTATAAACTTATCAACTAAGCATCCATCTTACTCATATTTAGGGGGTCGTATTTTAATATCAAATCTTCATAAAAAAACAACAGGTACTTTTAGTGATAAAATGCAATTATTATATGAAACAACAAATATTATTAATAAAGAATGGTTAGATTGGGTTTTAGCTAATTCTGATGCTTTAAATGAAATGATTGATTATAATCGAGATTATTTATATGATTATTTTGGATTTAAAACTCTAGAAAAATCATATTTACTTAAATCAAATGATAAAATTATTGAAAGACCACAAGATATGTTAATGAGAGTAGCATCTAATTTACAACAATATAATTTGGAAAAAATTAAAGAAACATATGAAGATATATCATTAGGATATTGTACATTTGCTAGTCCAACAATGTTTAATGGAGGTACTCAAAATGGACAACTAGCATCGTGTTATCTATTGGGTACAAATGATGATTTAACTGATATTGGAACAACATGGACTTCTTGTGCTCGAATAGCTAAAGGGGCAGGTGGTATTGGGTTGCATGTAAGTAATATTAGAGGTAAACATAGTTTAATAAAGGGTACTAATGGAAGATCTAATGGACTTGTTCCATTTTTAAAAGTATTTAATGAGATTGCTAGATGGATTGATCAAGGTGGTAAACGACCGGGTTCAATTGCTATTTATTTGGAACCTCATCATCCAGATATATTTGAATTTTTAGACTTGAGAAAAAACTTTGGTTCTGAAACTGAACGTGCTAGAGATTTATTTTTAGCTCTTTGGATTAGTGATCTATTTATGAAACAAGTTGAAGTTGATGGTGACTGGTATTTTCTTAGTGCTGATGAATGTCCTGGATTAACAGATGTTTATGGTACTGAATATGAAGAACTTTATTGGAAATATGTAAATGCATCTAAATATAGAAAAATTATTAAAGCAAGGAAATTATGGAGTGCTATATTAGACACACAAATTGAAACAGGTATGCCTTATATCAGTTATAAAGATGCTGTAAATAATAAATCTAATCAAAAAAATTTAGGTACTATCAAGTCTTCAAATTTATGTAATGAAATTAATCAATATTCAGATCATGACGAACATGCAGTTTGTAATTTAGCATCTATTTCACTTAGATCATGTATTAAAACATGGGATCCTAAAGAAAAACTTAAAACTTCTTCATTAGATATATATACTAAACCAAATTGTAAATATTGCACTTTTGCTAAATCTTATTTGACTAATTATCAGATTGATTATAATGAAAAACCATTTAATAATGAAACATTAAATGAACTTAAACAAAAATTAAATTCAGTAGAAATTACTTTTCCTCAAATTTTTATAAATATAACAAATAGTGAAAGTCAACATATTGGTGGTTGGTCAGAACTTTATAAATTTACACGTGCTACTTTTGATTATGATAAATTATATGATATTGCTTATTTAGCAACTATTAATCTTAATCAAGTAATTGATATTAACTATTATCCTATTCCACAAGCTAAATACTCTAATATGAGACATCGTCCAATTGGATTAGGTATTCAAGGTTTAGCAGATGCTTTAGTTATGATGAAAATACCTTTTGATTCTGAAGAAGCTTTAACATTTAATGAAAAATATATGGAAACTATTTATTTGGCAGCAATGACAGCTTCAAATGATTTAGCTATTAAAAGAACAGAACCAATGGGTATTTTAATTTCATATTTAAATGAAAAAGAATTTAAATATCCAGACTATTATTCAAAGGATTTTGTTATTCCAAATCATGATATTAATCTACTATATCATGATCTTAAACCAAATAAATGGGAATTATCCAGAGATCCAAATTTAACAACTATTGGATCATATAGTTCATTTGATGGATCTCCTTTATCTCAAGGTAAATTTCAATTTGATTTGTGGAATAAACAACCTCAAAATAAAAACTGGAATAAATTAAGAGAATCAGTAATTAAGTATGGAACTAGAAATAGTTTATTAACAGCATTAATGCCTACTGCATCTACTAGTCAAATTTTAGGTAATAATGAATGTTTTGAATTTTTTACTAATAATATTTATACTAGAAAGACAATTGCTGGTGATTTTATTTTGATAAATAAATATTTAGTTAATGATTTGATTAAAGTCAATCTTTGGTCTCCAGAATTAAAAGATCAAATTATTGCATCTAATGGTTCTATTCAAACAATTAATGAAATTCCTCCTGAATTTAAACAAATTTATAAAACAATGTGGGAAATTAAACAAAGTTGGGTTCTTAAAGGAGCTGTAGCTCGTGGACCATTTGTAGACCAAAGTCAATCAATGAATATCTTTATGGGAGAACCAGATTATCAAAGATTAAATTCTTCGCATTTTTGGGCTTGGAAAAATGGACTAAAAACTGGTATGTATTATCTAAGAACTAAACCTGCAGCAGATGCAATCAAATTTACAATAGACCCTAAATTAACTAATCCATCAATTGAATCTAATATTGATTCTTTTATAAGTTGTGAAACATGTTCTGCTTAATTTATTATTATAAAAATTGAATAAATATATATTTAAATAAATATTTTATTTAAATATATAATGAAAGGACATACTCATAAAACAAAACATATTAAAAAAAAAATAGTTTTTAATGAATTACATTATAGTACAGAAAATGAATTATATGGAACTATTAATTGTGATTTAGGTAATGCTACATTTGAAGTTACAATACATAATACTAATAAAATTATTCAAGCAAAAGCATGTGGGGCAATTATTAAGGGTCCTAAAAAACAACGCCTTAATAAAGGTGATATGATTTTGGTTCAACTTGATACTAGTACTACATCTAAAGAAAAATATTTTATAATTCATAAGTATTCACCAGACGATGTCAAAAATCTTCGTCTACAAGGTCATTTAACTCAAATTAAAGAAATATGTGATAAAAATAAACCAATAGTTACTTTTGAAAATGATGTTATTCAAAATGTAGAAAATGATATTGATATTGATGATGATTTTATTGCTGGAATCTAAATATTTAATTAGTTTCTAAACTATTAAATTTCTGAATTAAATAATTTGCTATTTTAATATTTGATACATTAATATCTGAAATAATTTTTTTATCTATTCCTAATTCTTCTAAATATTGAATTCTCTTTTCATTTATTTTATTTGCATAATTTCTAATATATTCACTAAATTTTATATCTAATTTTGTAATCTTATGAATTAATTTAGTAACTAAAGTTTTTGAATCAATATTTGGATTTTTTAATTTAGTTTCCAAATACCATAAACACCAAGCTAAACAAAAACCTCCAATATCACCTGATTTTATATTTCCTAAATTATTTTCATCTGAAATAGTTTGAAAACCTGCCCATGGTAAAAAGTCACCTGTTCTTAAATATTTAAGACCTGTATTCCAAGTTAATTCTTCTTCTAATACTTCATCTAATAAATTATCTATAAAATTAGTATTACCATATGGTTCAAATCTTTCTATAGTCATATTTTTAAAATCATATATTAAGATATTAACATGACTAAATGTTTCATTAAAAAGACTGATAAAAACTGCTGCAAATTTTTTTGTACCATCTCTTCTAAATCCATTAATTATATTATTTAAATATGGATGAATATGATATTCATTTGGTGAATAATATGAAATAACCCATGGAAAGACAGGCTCTTTACTTATAAGATTATCTAAAAATGGAAATGTATCTTCAAAAATTAAATTATTTAATAAATAAGAATTCATATTTGGTATAAGTAAATCTTTATAAGTATCTATTAAATAAATTAAAAAAATACCAACATCTTTAAAACTTGACCGAAATAAATTATAATGTGAATATTTATCTTCTTTCATATTAATAGATTCATATTCTTCTTTATATTTTGGTAATGATTTAAATAATTTTATCCATTTGATAAGATTTGGATGTTTATCTAAATCTTTATTATCAGCTTCTATAATATCAAATACACGAGGACTTATTTGTATTTTATTTCCATTAAATAAGTTACTATATATATCAAAATCTAAATTAGTAATTAGGTTAAGTGGTGTTTTCTTTTCAATATTATTTTGATTCCAAGAATAGTTATCAACTAATTTTAGAATTTCAAAATCTATAACATAATTTTGAGATTTAACATTTTTTGCTGATAAAACTTGTTTATTTCTATTCATTCTAGAATAAATAAGTGAGTGTGCAATATTATCTGCATATTTATTAAGATCATGATAAAATTGAGGATTATTTATTTTAACTTTTTCTAAAATTTTTTTACTATATTTAAATCTATTTGATAATAAATCAATATATATAGCATATCTTAGTGGATTATCTGTATGAATTAATGTATAATAATCTAAATCAATATTTCTTTTAAGTAAATAATCAAATAATTCTTCCTCATCTTTTTCTATTGATATAAAAATAAGTCCTTCATTCATATTATTTTTAATATTAATTTCCTCATCTGAATATTTTTCAAGTATTTTTATTTTTTGTTTTTGATTAATTAAATAATTATACATAATAGAAAATAAAAATTGAATATGAATATCTGGTTTTATTGTAAATATACTAATAAAATTATTTAATTCTTTAAAATTTAAATTAGTTAAGATAGCTTTTAAAATAGTATGAGGTTTAGGTGAACCATTTATTATTAAATCATTCCAATCTAATTTAGGATATTTTTTTATTAATCTTGAAAATTCTTCAAATTGTAAAAAATTAGTAAATGCTTCTCTATGTTTATTCCTATTATAAATATAATCAGGATAGTTATCAATTAAATATTCTAATATTTCCAAATGATTTTCTTTAGCAGCTAAATGAAATCCATTTAATTCATCACTATTTACAATATAAATAGGAAATTTATATAATTTTAATCCAGATAGATTATCTAATATAATTAAATAATGAAATAAATAATTTAAATTATATATTGGTTTATCTAATTGAAATTTTTTTAATTCTGATTTAGTTTTTATATTAATAATTTTCTTGAAATCAATTTTCATAATTAAATAATATTAGAAAAAGATTAATTAATTTTATTAAAAATCTAATTATTATAATAGATGAATATAGATGAAATGGATATTGATGAAATAGATTTAGATGAAATGGATATAGATGAAATAGATTTAGATGAAATGAATATTATACTAAACTAATATATAGAGTAAAAATTGATAAGTTATTCTATTAAATATTATAACTATTAATTTAATGTTAAACAGTACTCTTATTTTTAATAATAAAGATATAGAAGAAACAGATAAATATAAATATATAGAAGAAGAAACAGATAAATATAAATATATAGAAGAAGAAATAGATGAAGAAACAGATGAAGAAACAGATGAAGAAATAGATGAAGAAACAGATGAAGAAACAGATGAAAAAACAGATGAAGATAAAGATGAAGATAAAGATGAAGATAAAGATGAAGATAAAGATGAAGATAAAGATGAAGATAAAGATGAAGATAAAGAAATTGTAAAATCTATTAAGATTAGTTCTATAGGTTCAAGTAAGTTTAAAAACATTATGGGTATTACTTGTTATATGAATTCAATTCTTCATATTCTTCAACAAGTTCCAATTTTTATAGATTATATTTCAAATGCTAATTTTAATGATATAATTATGCAAAAAATAGAAGATCAAATTAAAACTAAACAATTAGAAAATAATAATAATAATGAAACATTAACTTTTGAGAAAAAACAAAGTTTTTTCCCAAATGAAACTCATGAAAAGCTTTTAAAAACATTTGTTATTTTTGAATTATTTAGATTATTTAAGATTAGTTATGAAAATGAGAATTCTGTAATAACTCCAACTAGTTTTAAGAAAGTAATTGGAACAAAAAATGATATGTGGAATGAATATAATCATCAAGATTCTCAGGAATTTTTTACATTTCTAGTTTCACAACTTGAAGAAGAAGTTGGAGTGAAAACTATATTTATTCCAGGCTTAGACTTTAAAGAACAAATTCAAAATATTACATTTGATAAAGCTATTAATAATATTATAGCTAGTAGCTCGTGGGTGCAGTTTCAATTTAAAGAATATTCTCCATTAAAAAATATATTTGATGGACTTATTGAAACTAATCGTAGATGTATGTGTTGTGAAAACAAAATTGTAAGATATGAACCATTTATTACTCTAGGATTATCTATTCCAATTAACAATGAACAAGATATTAATAAATTATTTGATATTTATGAATGTATGGATCATTTAATTAAAGAAGAACAATTAGACCCAGATAATAAAATGAATTGTGATATGTGTGGTCTTAAAAATCAAGGACACACTAATTGTTTTCTATGGAAATCTCCCAAACTTTTAGTAATTCATATTAAAAGATTTTTAGTTAATTCATTTGGAATTCCAACTCAAAAACTAAATAATAATGTAATTTATCCAATTAAAGATCTGGATATTTCTAAATATTTTAATCCAGCAAGTCCTTATAAATCTCAATCTAAATATGATCTAATTGGAATTAATCTTCATAAATCATTTGGACATGGTAAAAATATAAATTATGGTCATTATACATCTATTGTTAAAAATATGATAAATAATAATTGGTATTTGTATAATGATTCAGAACCTCTTAAAATGGCATATACTAAAGAAAATTTACAAAATCCAAATGCTTATCTTCTTTTTTATTATCGACATAATTAGCTAAAAATAGAAATTAAAAAATATTTTTTTATTTTATCGATATTATAATTAAATTGATTAAATTCTTCCATATCATAATTACCAGGTAATTTAATAAAAATTGGAGCATTATTTAATTTTCTAATTTTTTCTATAATTTGAATTAAATTATATTCTCCAAGTTTAATTGTTGTTTTATTATTAAATTTATATTCAGGCCCTCCCCATGGAGGATCAAAAAAATAGGCATCAACATTTGATTCTAAATTATTTAAACAATCTTCTTGAATTAATTTAACATTTTTAATACCAAATACATTCAAATTATGCTCTAATAATTTAAATCTTTCTTCATTAATTTCATATGTTATTACTGAATTAAAGTTTTTACTAAATGATATCACATTACCGCCTAATCCACCAGTTCCATCAAATATAGTTTTACAATTTATAGTATTTTTTTTAATAATATTTGTAATTAATTCTGCATCTAAAGGTAAAGTTATGGACCATATTCCTTCTAAATCATATTTTAATAATGATTGATTAGTTATTAAAGGAAAAATTTTTTGTATTATATTTAAATTCATTTATAATTTATAACAAGTATTTCTTTTTACATCTTTATATTAAACTTAATTTTCTTTATAAATTATTAAATAATTATAGATTTTACAACTATAATATTTTTCTCATCTAATATACTTACTATATTATTAATAATTTTTACTTTGTATGTTGGTAGTACATTTTGTAAATTATATATAACAAAACAATTTAAATTATATAATGTTATAAATTCTGGAAAGTAATTAATTAATAAATCTCTATAATATGTATTATTATTATATAATCTATTATGTGTAACATCTAATAATCTTGTTACTGAGGATGCCTCAATACTAATCATATCTCTAACTCTTTCACGAATAATTTCGGTTGAAGATACAGAATAGTATACGTATCTAAAATTTAATGACTTTAATAATTCTAAACACTTATAACATGGTCTAGCATTACATAATTCATTTAATGCATTTATTCTAATTACTATTATATCTAACTTTCTTAATTTATTCTTATTCAATTTTGTCTGACCGTTCTTTAAGACGATACCCATATTTAACCGTACACTCTCCAGCCTCACCAAAATATCTCATAACTGCATTTCTCTCAGCATGGATACTTCCTTGATTACAACATGACTTCTTACTATTAAATGTATTACATGATGGTTCAGTTGCAAATACATTACCTCTTACTACAGCAGCAGCAACTTGTGTATTTAATGGGCTTTGCTTTGCTGCTATCTTAATAGGATCAATTAATGACAAAAACTTTGACATATATTATATTATACTATATATTTTAATATAATATATTATCAATTTTTATTCTATAAAAAGTGAAATAAATAATTAAAAAAATTATATTTATATTAATAATGTCAAATACTCAATCTCTTAATCAAAATATTGTATCTGAATTTGAAAGACTTATTAGTTTTATTCAATATGAAATAGATAATGCAAAAGATAAAAAACAAGGATTAGTTAATAGTTTTAGGAAAAAACAAATTAAGAATGCATTAAATCTTATTAAAAAGTTTCCCAAAAAAATAACTAAAGAAAATATTAATGAATTTAATGAATTACCTGGTATTGGTAAAGGTACAATTGATAGAATTCAAGAAATTCTTAAAACAGGAAAACTATCTGAACTTGCAGATTTTAAAGTAATAGATGATCCTAAAAATAAAATTTTAGAAGAATTAGAATCTATTGTCGGTATTGGTAGAATAAAAGCATTAGAATTTATTAAATTAGGAATAACGTCTGTAGAAGATTTAAAAAAAAAGATTGAAACAAAAGAAATAGAGGTTAATGATAAAATTTTACTAGGAGTTAAATATTATGGAAAATTTATGGGTAATATTCCTAGAGAAGAAATTACTAAAGTTTATAAATTAATTAAAAAAGAAATTGATAAACTTAATAAAAAATATAAACTTAATGATGATTCTAAATATATTTTTGAAATATGTGGTTCATATCGTAGAGAGAAACCAACTAGTGGTGATATTGATATTTTAGTTAGCAAATTAGGAACATTCTCTAATTCTTTAGATAAAATTAATCATTTAGATAGATTAGTTAAACAACTAAAACAACCAATTAAATCTAATGATAATCAACCATTATTAGTTGATGATATTACTGATAAATTATATGAAACTAAATATATGGGTTTTGCTAAATATAAAGATAATCCATTTAGAAGAATTGATATTAGATTTGTTACTTTTGATGTATTTCCATCAGCTTTATTATATTTTACAGGTTCAGCTGAATTAAATCTTAAAATGAGAAAAATAGCTAAAAAACAAAAATTAAAATTATCTGAATATGGTTTAACTAAGGAAGATGGTACTAAACTTTTAATTACTTCTGAGTATGATATATTCAAAATTTTACAGATTGAATATCTCGCTCCTAATTTACGTTAAATTATTTATTTTTTAATATATGACATGATTCCCATTCAGTTTCTGGTAAATATAAACATTTAGTTTTTAATTCAGTTTCCATATGTCCAATAACAAAACTTAATGTATTAATTGTTTTTAAAATTTCCTTATTATGTAAAATTAAATTATTTTTTTCATATTTTTGATTTATATATTCAATAAGTATTTTTAAATCAGCTGAAACCATATTATGTACATAATGGTCTTGATAACATAAATTTTTCGTCTTTTGATTATAATTATATGAACAATTATCTTGATATGAACAAAATTTATATGAACATCTTGAAATATTATCCTCAATAATTTTTTCATGTATTATTTCTTTTTGGTTGAGTCTAATTCTTAATGTTTCACTTAAATCGAGTAAAATATTAAGACATGAAATAAAAAAAGTAGGAGTTAAGTTTTTATTTTGAAGTGTATATTTAGTTAAAAGTTTTATAATATCAAGTTCTTTTTGTAAAATTACTAAACTAGATTTAGATTTAAGTTTTTCAATTTCATTATTAGAATTACATAAAATTTCAATTTCATTAAATTTATCTTGATATTCTTTTTCAATTTGATTAATTTTATATTCAATATTTTTTTCACAAGTTTTATTATTTAATTTATTTATAAAATCATTCACTTTATTTGTATTTATAGAATTAATATTAATTGAATAATTTTTAAACCAACATAAAGTTTGTTCCATTAAATAAATAAATTAAAATAATCTTTATATCAAATTATTATAATAAAGATTTTTATATAAATAAATAATATACTATAAATTAATGGAATATAAGAAATCTCAAAGAATAACTAAAGATAAAGGTTATAGTAGACCTGATAAAACTTATCAGGAAAAATTATCTAATCAAGATATTAAGGAAAAATTAAAAGACTACAAAAAAGTTATTGATATTAAAACAGTATCAATAGGTACTCATGTAAGATATTTTAGTATTGATCCAAAATCTAATGAAAAAATATTTAGATTAGGTGGTACATTAAATAAAATTGATCCAGAAGGTAAATATGTAATTTTATCAAATGGTTCAATTACATGGTCTGTTCAAATACCAAATGCTATATTCTTTCAGAAAATGACTGATGCTGAATTCAAAGAAGAAATCAAAAAAGAATTAAAAAAAGAAATTATGACTGAAATACAACCACAAGATGAAGATTTAGAAGATCTTAAAAAAGAAATTAAAAATCTTAAGGCTAAAATAGAACAATATAAAGATGCAGAAAAAAAACATAAAAAAGAAAAAGAAACCCTTATTACTAAAATTAAAAATATTGAAAATGAAATTAAAAAGAATAAAAATAAAAAATAATATACTTTAAAATTTTATTAAAAATATAAAAAATTTCTTAATAAGATTATATAATGACTAAACAACAAAAAAATAAATCTTCTAAAAAAAATTATAATTTTACAGGATATAGAATAATTAGTAATAATAAATCAAATTATGTTAATCAAAACTTAACTGGCTCAGATTTAAATACTTCTGATGATATGAGAGAAATTCTTGAAAGTAATACTATGTCTTCTACAAATATAAAACCACCGCCTAATAATAATCAAACTGTAAATATGAGACCCCCTTCAACTAATACTAACCAAATTGCAAATTTATTAGGTGCTTCTCAAATGGGTCCTCCTCAAATGGGTCCTCCTCAAATGGAAGACTCATATATGCCTTCTCAGATGGGTCCTCCTCAGATGGGTCCTCCATACATGGGTCCTCCTCAGATGGGTCCTCCTCAGATGGGTCCTCCTCAGATGGGTCCTCCTCAGATGGGTCCTCCTCAGATGGGTCCTCCTCAGATGGGTCCTCCTCAGATGGGTCCTCCTCAGATGGGTCCTCCATACATGGGTAATGATATTGATGCAACAATGCTTAATACATTAGTTCCTTTTAACTCTAATAATATGAATAATAGTTCTGGTTTAATGAATGCTACTCAGATGGCTCAATCATTAGGTTCACTTGCTAATTTATCTAAATTAAATAATCAACAATCTTATAGTGATAATATAGCTAATTCAGAAATAATGAGTCAACATTTACCAACAATATCTAATCAATATAATCAAAATCCTATGAATATTAATGCTATTAAAAATCTTGCTGCTTTGAATAGTATTAAAATGATATAAAAAATTGATTAATAATAATTATATAAATTAATTATTATTAATAAATGTCAAATTTGTTATTTCGACTTAATAAAGAACTTACTATACTTCAAACAGAATCACATAATTTAGGTATTATTATTGAAAATACAGATGATATTATGAAATGGTTTGTAAAAATTAAAGGACCTATAAATTCTGCATATGAAGATGGTATTTTTAATATGCAACTAACTTTTGATGATAATTATCCAATTAAAGCTCCCTCAGTAAAATTTTTAACTTCAATGTATCATCCAAATATCTATCGTGATGGAAAAATTTGTATAGATATTTTACAACCACATGAATGGTCACCTGCTCAAAATGTAAGAAGTATTTTACTTTCTATTATATCATTACTAACAGATCCAAATACATCATCACCCGCTAATAGAGATGCCGCGATATTATATGATAAGGATAAAAATGCATATAATCAAAAAGTTAGAGAATATATTAAAGGTAATTTAATATAATTTAAAATTAGGAATTTCTATTAAATCTCCAATAATATAAATATTATTTTCTAACATAATATAATTTCCATTTTCATCTTTATTTAATCTACCTACAGGATAATTTAATTCATTATCATATACTATACTTGATTCTTCATATAACCAATATTCTTTTTCTTTAGAATATGAATTTTCATCTAATTTAATTACTGCTTTTATTTTACGAACTTTAATTTTTAGTCTAGATGAATCTTTAGCATTAGAACCATTATCAATTTTCATATCATATTCAATTTTTGATTGAAATGCAGGACCTAATGGTTTTTCAAATAAAGAGTCTTCATTAAATTGAAAACATTTATATTTAGAACCCATCATATTATGTGCTTTAAATAATTCACAATCAACAGCTGCTTCTTTAACAGCTTCTTGAAAGCTAAGTAATAAATTATTTTTTTTTCTAGAAATATCTTCAAGTTTTTCATCAGTTGTAATTTTCCCTGATTTTCTAATCATTTTATATCTAAAAACATCAACCTTTCTTTCTTCTAGAGGTAAATCCTTGTGTTGACAGAAACGAAGAGCCCGTCCAATAACTTGTTCAATACGAACTTCATTCCAATATGGTTCTATTATATGAACTTGTCTAACATTATTTAAGTTAATACCTTCAGCACCAGCCGGAGAAATCATAATTATTTTACAATATTTTCCATATTTATTTTCACTTTTATTAAAAATTTCTTTATTAATTTTTCTTATATTTTTTTCAATGCCACCGTGAAATTCACACCATCTAAGACCATCTTTTGAAAGTTTCTTTTCAGAGTTATTCTGTATTTTATCAAATTCAGAATCTTGATTAATATCAACAAAACCAATAAAATTAAGATAAACTTTTAATAATTGTAAACCTTCCATTTCTACATAATTAGAATAAATCATTACTGTTCCTTTAGTTTTTAATATATTAAAAATAATTTGAATAAATTTAGGACTAGAATTATACATTGCTTTAAATAATGAACTTTTTTTTTCTTCCATTTGTAAAAAATTAGTAAAATTATCATTATATTTAATATGAAAATTTTTAATATCATCTGATAAAGTATGTCCTGTTATTTTATCCTTCCTCAAATGTTCTTTAAGAAAATCAATAAATGAATTAACATAAATTCTAATTATTTTAAGATATTCTAATATTTCAGCTTTTGATTTAATTAATTCATTTTTCTTTTCAATATGTTTACCTTCTTCTAATATAACTGCATCAGATTCTTTAATTTTAAAAGCACTAGGTCTTGGTCTCTTTTCACCATTAACTTTATCTGATATGATTGGAAATACAAAATTACATGCTTGACGTGTATATGATGCATATGTACTCATTGAATCACCTATTTTACCTCTTGCCATACGTAATCTTATTTTTTCTTTTTGTTCTTCAATTTCTTCAAAGTAATTATAAACTTCTTCATGATAAGATTCCATTAGTATATTTACATAATGAACTGTTTTTTGAGCAAATTTATCAGGAGTTGCACCAATATAATAAGATACTAAACCTAAAATACGTCTTTGAAACATATTTTTAGTATTTTCATTTAGTGATGCAAAATTAGATGAACTTATAAAAATTTGTTCAAAAATACTTTCAGATGTAGGAAAAGTTCCAGGTCTAAGTAAATTAAATATTAAAGCAAATTCAAAAGGATTATTAACAACAGGTGTAGCAGAAAGTAATATTATTCTTGTATTAGAATTTTCTTTTTTTTCTTGTTGAATATAGTCATAAATTATTTGAGCACGTTTACCTTTTTTACTAGATACATTATTATATACATTATTTATAAATCGATGTGCTTCATCTATAATAAACATAGATGTTTTATTAGTATCAGCTTTTTTAACTTTTTCTAAAAAATCTCTATCAGCAAATGGAGAATCATAGTGAATAAATATAATATTAGCAAATCTTTGTTCAAAATTTTCTTTAGTCATCCAATCTTTAATATCTTTTAACCAAGGATCATCATGAAGAGAAGCTGGACAAAGTATAAAAATATTCCATTTTGGAGTATAATTAAATAATATATTATATAAATTAATAGCTGTATTAGTTTTACCTGAACCAACACCATGATAAATAAGCATATCCTTAAAAGGTGATTCATAGTTCAAAAATTGACCTATAAATTCTTGATATAAAGTTATTTTATTTTCTATTTTCTCATTACAAGGGTCTTCACCTTCTTTTCTAATAATTTCTGGTAAAATATATTTTTTAAAATTCTGCATAACCCATAAAGGAAATATTCTACCATTTTGTTCTAAATTAATATTTGATTTAGGTTGTAACATTTTATTATTATTATATAATAATAGAAAATTATAACTTAATTTTTTGATTTTTAGTTAGAAATATATAAATTATAATCTAGCTGGTCTAGATAAACTAGATAGTCTAGATAATCCAGCCAAATTATTTAATTTAGATTCATTTAAATTAGATGTATTTATGTTTGACCATAATATATAAATAATACAACCAACTACAAGTAGTATTAAAATAATTGATATAATCTTCCAGGTATTTGAAGAATCTTGAGTTTGTACAGGGCATTTTTGTTCAGGGCATACAGGACATACAGGGCATTTTTGTTCAGGGCATACAGGACATTTTTGTTCAGGGCATGCAGGACATTTTTGTTCAGGACATATTTGTACGGGGCATACAGGACATTTTTGTACAGGGCAAATAGGACATATTTGTTCAGGGCATTTTTGTTCTTGAATAATACGTTTAACATCACATATATTAGGGCTAAATTTAATAAAATCTAATTTATTATTATAAAAAGTACAAGTATCAGATGGGAAATCAACTAATAAATCAGAAATTACAGTAGACATATATTGAATTTGATCTTCTTTATTCAAAATATTTTCACCTAATGCATTAAAAGTATCAACAATAACAGTAATTAAAGAAACTTTAATCATGAGACCTATAATATTTGCAATTTTAATTTCAGGATTAGAACCTTTATTTAAACCTTCTAAAACAGTATCTAATTGTTTAATAACAAAACTCATATTAGAATCTATATTATTTTTGTCTCCAAATGTAGTAAAAAGAATTTCAAAATATTTAATTCTATCTGCTGTTAAAAATACTTTAGGAATAATTATATCAATTGATTTTAAATCAGGTGAAAAATTTTGATCTTGATCACTATTATTAAGATTTATAACTTTAGATTCTTCAGAATTAATAATAGGTTTAATATTTAATTCTTGTTCAGCTAATTTTTTTTTAGCTTCTGCAATTTGAGCATTAATTAATTCTAATTCACTAGTAGGATTTTCGACTTGTGTAAAGTGTTCAATATTATCATAGCCTTCTATAAATTTTTCAATGTTACCAACTTCTGAAATTAAAATAAGTCCATACATTGAAAGCATCATTGACCCCATACCAATTGAACTTTTTAAATGTTGTTTAAGATTATTTTCTAATTTCTTATTACCTTTAAGAAGTTTTGATACATAATCTAAAACAAATTTATCCATTTTTTGAGTATCAACTCGAACTTTTATAATACCATATTTATTATATATTTCTTTAATTTTATCTAATTTATCTTGAGATATACTTTTTCCTTGTGGAATAATTTGTATAATTTTATCATTAGAATCTAATTTTGCTAATATAGCATTCATATTATAATATAAATTAGAAATTATAAAATCTTAAATTAATTTAATTATTATATTCTTTATTAAACTTAAAAAATATAGTTAGCATAATTTATAATATATTTTTATACTTTGTATTAAATAATTTATTATTTAATATATAGTATTTATTAATTTGTTTAATTTGAATATGCTGTTCCAGCCATACCAGACATAACTCTAAGTACGTTATAGTTAACGGTATAGATATTAAGTAAAGAGTTGGAACTAGCACCACCGATATAAGTAGTAACATAACCCGAATCATTTCCATCATTGTATAAACCACATTTAACTTGTAAAGTAGCATTATCAATACGAGAGAAGTTGCAGGTACCCGATGGTTGATGTTCTTCAGCCTTGAGGGCAAAAGAATATACATTAATACCATCAGCGGGGGTGTTAGAGAAGTGTTGGTAAGGTTGGACATAGTTAAAATAATGTCCATCACGTTCTTGGAAACGATCATGTCCATTAAGTTGAAGTTTAGCTTCATAAACCGGATTGTCTGAACCATCAACAAAGTTGCCATAATTGTGGTAATTAACAACTGATTGAGCGAAAAGACCTAATACAGTTCTAACATCACCGGTACTAGTACCTTGAAGATTAGCTAAGGTTAAAGATACATCTTCCATAGTTAAATCATTCTTGGTAACAATGGAGTTATCAAGTAAAGATTGAGCTATTTCAGCATCATTGGCACCTTGAGCAATTGTGGCAACACTAGCATTAGCAACTAATGTAACAAATCTAACATCAATCTTGGCTAAAATATCAGCAGTAATACCAGTACCATTAGGAGCAACTAAAGTAGAAGTAACTAAATCACCAACAGTAGGAGCAGAACCTAAAGTAATATCAACACCCGTACCAGCAGTATAAGTAAGGGTATCAGAAGATACAGCAGCAATAATCTTAGCAAAACGGTCACGAGCAGCATTCCAGTTACCATCAAAAGCATATGCGACCCAGTTAGTACGGGTATAATGGCGTTCTAATTGAGGAGCCCAGATAAGGTATTTTGAAGGATGATTGAAGTTAAGTCTGTATTTTTGATTGGAACCATTAAGAGATTCAGAACCAGTAAATTGAAGTTGTTCAATCAAGTATTCATGCGAAGCTTGAGCGAAACGTTTGCGTTCTTCTGAATCTAAGTAAACATAGTCAATCAATAAATAGCAATCTTGCATAGAAGGAAGATTCGAGCCAGTAGGTGCGCTAGTGCCATTGTAATTAATTAAAGTATTAACTGAACGGAATTCAACAGTAATACGAACATCATGATATTGTAAGGCAATTAAAGGAAGAGCAAGGCCGTTATTACGATTAAACCAGAATTGAAGGGGTACATAAAGTTGATAAGCACGTTTAGCACCGGTTGATACTTCAGTTAAGTGATCTACATCACCAATCATCTTAGCATAACCACGTTCTTGGCCAACCTTGTGAGTAAGTTCATACCAGATATTAAGCCAATCACCATATTGTTCGTCAATTTTAGAGCCGCCGATTTCAACTTTGCATTCTTGAATCATAGCATGACCAAGTCTGTTAACATAACCCCATGCAGTAGTTCCTGCAGCTACCTTATTAAGTAAAACAGAAACATACATATTAGTAATTAAATCACCATTACGATTGATGTTGCAAGTAACTGTACGACCAAAATCAGCAGCGCCATTCCATACTTGTTGAATTGGTTCAACTGAAAAGTTTGTATGACGTCTGTAAACAACTTTGAAGAAAGTAATTTGAGGATTACCCGAAAGGTAAACATCTTGTGCGCCATAAGCGACGAGTTGCATTAAACCACCACCCATTTATATATATATTTAATAATAGAAAAAAGTTTTTTTAAAATAATTTTTCTTAAAATGAATTTTACGCGCTTAAAATGTAATTTTTAAGAAAACTTTTTTTTAATTTTTTATAAAAACTAAACTTTTTATAATATTTTTAATAAAAAATTAAAAAAGTTTTTAATAATAATTTATATATTAAATTTAATTCTCTAAAAAGCTAAATATTTATTTATACTTTTTAGCAAATCTAAAAGATTTATCATTAACTAATTAATTTTTAATTCTTTTTATTATATGATATTTCTTTAAGTATTTTATTTTCTTTAAGTAAAATTAATATTTTAAATCTTCAAGGGTTTAAAGTATTATAATTATATTATTTTAATACTTAGATGTCTAATTTAAAAGACAAAAAGAATAATAGTAAGTATAAAGATGTTAAGAATAATTCTACAAAAGAATCAAATACTCTTGATAATAAGCATAGACTCATGGTTAAGTATTTTAATGAATTAAGAAATGACAAACACTTAATATTAACACAAATTAAAGTAATTAATTTAGAAATTGCTACATTAGATGAACGTAGAGATTATTTTACTTTAGATGATATTAAACACAGAGCTAATTTATTAGATCAATTAGAAAATCTTGATTTACAATACAAATCTATTAATTCTAATTTTGATGAAATGGATTATTATGATAATGCAGGTGATTTAATTACTGATTATTATGAAATAAGAGAAAATAAAGATATTCAAGTAAAAGAAACTAAAAATATTTTAGAATTTTTATCTAATAAAAAAGATAAATTAGTTAATAATATAAATGAAATCAAAAATATAAATAAAGCAAATTTATTTGAAAAATATTGTCAACGGGTTGATGGTATAAGAATTAATCATGATGATGGTTCTAATCGAATTAAATATTGTGATGAATGTCATATTGAAAAGAATTTAGATATGTCTGAAAGTGCATATATTTGTCCATGTTGCGGTGATAGTGAAATGATTATCTTAGATGAAGATAGACAAATTAAAGATTATTCACCATATCGAAGACTTAATCATTTTAGAGAATGGCTTAATCAATTCCAAGCTAAACAAAGTCCTAATATTCCAGAACAAGTATTTATTGATATTGTTAAGGAACTTAATAAAAATAGAATTACTGATTTATCAATATTAAATAAAAAAAATATGAAGTTAATATTAAAAAAATTAGAATATAATATTTATTATGAACATGTTGCCTATATAATTAATAAATTAAACAACTTACCACCACCTAAAATTACTAGAGATATGGAAAAAATATTTATTAGTATGTTCTATAAGATCCAAGATCCATGGGAAATGTATAAACAGGCTAATAGGAAAAACTTTTTATCTTATTCTTATGTTCTTCATAAATTTTGTGAATTACTTGAATTAGATCATTTATTAGAATGTTTTCCACTTCATAAAGATCATGATAAAATTATGGAAAATGATCAAATTTGGGAGAAAATTTGTAAACATCTTAATTGGGAGTATATCAGTTCATTTAAATAAAGTTATAAAATTTAATAATTTATTTATATATATCAAAATAAAACCTAATTAATATTAATATTAACTATGAACCATATATTATATAATATTTCATTATTAATGGTATTTACAGGTATTATTATGATGACAGTATATATTACAAAAGCAACTGGAATTAATTATATGACTAATAAACAACTTTTAATGAAATCAAATTTAATAAAGAATAAGCATGTAGAAAATATTTATGATTATAGAGTTTCTCAAGTTTATAAAAAAATGTTTTCAGAACCTTCAATATGGTTAGGATATCAAGATTTTGATCCTGAATATCAAACTGAAAAATTATATATTAAAACAAAAAATAAATAAAAACATTTAAAGAATGTCTAACATTATTATTTAATGTCAAAAATGGATTTACTTACAGAAGATACTATTAATCCAAAAGGTCAAAATTTTATTTGCATTAGCTTTTTAACTGATAAAGAAAATAAAACTACTTTATCTGGTATTAAAATTCGTGGTGTTTTTAATACATATGAAGAAGCATGTGAACATGCTAAGAAACTTCAGAGTATAGATGAATATTTTAATGTTTTTGTTGGTGAAATGGGTAAATGGCTTCCATTTGATCCTAATCCTGATTCAGAAGCAGTTAAAGATTCTGAATATGCAAATCAACAACTCAATTCTATGATGAAATCATATATAGAAAATCAAGAAAAAGCCAAGATTTATCATGAACAACGTAAGAATGAAATGGTAAAAAATAATATATTAGATAATCTTAATACCAGACAACAAAATTTGGATGAAATTAAGAAAAAGATGAAAAAATCTAAAGATCAAAATGAAAAAGATACCCTTCAAAAGAGTATTGAAGAAATTGAAAAACAAATTACAAAAATGGAAGAAAAGAAGACTGATATTGATGAACAAATTAAATCTCTAGGAAATCAACTTAATGGATTTAGTCAAATGAAACTGGATGCACCAACTATTTTAGAAAACTCTGAATAAATTAGTAAAAGTATATTAAATAAATAATAATTTGAGTTATTATTTAATTAATGATATAATTTTTGAACATTAACTTTAATACTATTTCTTTTATTTGAATATAAGCTATTAGGATCAAAAATTTCCAATCTTCTATTCCAATTAGAATCATATGATTCTTCATGAAATTGTCTAAATTTACGAGATCCTACTTGAAATTTTGGTACAGATTTAGCTTTATACCAAAATACTTTATCAGTAATATTTTTACTATGTACTCTATTATTAATAACCATCATACCATAATTTTCTGTTAAATCAGAAAAAACTTGTTGAAAAATATCAAATGTTGGAAACATACCAGCATAATGTTCATATAATTTTTTTCTATTATTAATAGTATCTTCAGCTAGTAAAAATATATAATCAAAGTTAGATCTCATTTCTGGAGGAATACCTACTGCATACTGCATTGTTAAAATAAATGATAAATGATGATGACGACCATTAAAAAACATTTCAGCTATATTAGGATCTTTTAACCATTTTTTATCACTCATACAATCATCCATAATTAACATAATTGAATCATCTTTAGGTTTTTTACCATCTTTAATTCTTCGTTTATTATCTTCATTCATTTGAGATTGTCTTCGATAAATATTAGATAAAATATCTGAAGAATATTCTGAATAAATATAAGAATCAGGAATAAAATTAGTATAAAATCCATTTAATTTTTCAGTTCTACTAATAGCAACAGATGCAGCTAAATTTTTTTTTTGATACATTATTTCTCTTGTTAAAAAAGATTTACCAGTAGCACGTTTAGCAATCATTGCAATAGTACAATGTTCAACCATTTCATTAATTTTAAATTTTTTTATAGGTAACTTTGTTGCACCAAAACCTACTTCTTTAATTGTCATTTATTATATTAATTTAGAAATTAATTTTATTTATCATGCTTTGATTATTAAAAATCAGGTAAATCAGTAAATATTTCTTGATCTGATACTGGTTTACCATTACCAAACCATGATAATTGTTCTTTATTATGAGATCCAAAATTATTATTATGAATAAATGTTTTAGACATATCGCATTTTTCAACAGGAGTTACAATAGTAACTTCAAAATTAGAATCTTTAGAAAAACTTTGTTTTACATTCATATCAAATAATATTGGTAAATTTAACATTAATCCAATAATTGAAGAAACTAATAGTGGAAACTTATATTTATCGTAAAATGATTTTCTTTCTTTTTTATGCTTTTTATCATCTTGGTATTGAAACCATAAAATAATAATAAATGTTGACCCAATTATTAAAAATTGTTTTAGAATTAAATTCATTAAATTATCTAAGAAAATAAAAATTAGTTAAAATAGAAAAAATATTAAATTAAATTTTAACAAAAATATTTCTAAGATTAAATATAATGACAAATATAGTTCAAACTAATATATCACAATTACAAAAACTAACAAAATATATTTTAATGGGTTTAATTGTAATAATAGCAACTAAATATATTCCAGATAATAATCTTCAAATTAAAGAAATTATTATGATTGGAATAACATCCTCAATATCATTTGCTATTTTAGATATGATTTCTCCATCTATATCTATTTATACTCAACCTAGTCAAGAAAAAATACCTAATAAAATTATAGTTGAAGCATTTACTAATTCTTATTAAAAATGAAGATAATTATTAAAAAACTTTTTCTTATCTTTTAAATTTTTAGAGTTATCATTACTTATTTTTGTTGGAGATATAATAGAATTTGAGAAGATTTCTTGATATTTATTTTCATTATCTTCTTGACTATAATTTAAATCAGTATCTAGTTCAGAATTTGTAGCCAAATCTTTTTGTAAAATCTTTTTAATTTTATCATCAATTGATTCTACATTAGAACTTGGTTTAGTAGGTGTATCAAGTTTAGATTTATTTAAAGTAGCCTCAAATTGTTTAATTGAATTTTTTAAATCACTAATAGATAATCTATCTAATGATGAATCAGAATCTACTTTAGTATTAGCATCAGATGTTTCTGAACCAGATAATTCTGTTTTAGATTTATTTTCAGAAGCTAAAACAGATGGACTATCTGATAATATTATACTATTATTATTAATAATATTAAGTATTTTTGAACCAATTGTTTTATCTTCTGAATTAGATTTAACTAATTTTTCAGGTAATTCAAGTTTTAGCAAGTCTTTACCTAAATCTTTTTGAATTATCTTTGTAAGATTTCTTTCTTCAACATCTGTTAAAGCTTTTTCAAATTGATCGTTATTTTTATCAATTTCTATATCTTCTCCAAGGTATATTTTAAGAATATGTTTAACTGGTAATAATTTACGTAATGCTTCTTTAATACACTCTTTTATTATATTCATACAATCTCTTTGATTACGTTTAATTTCAATCGGAGGATAATTATGATATAATAAATATGGATTATTCCATAATTCACGAGCACATTCAATATAAACTCTATGAATATAATCATATGTTTTAATATTTTGATATAAAGATGGATCAACTTTAACTTGTGAATTACATGTAGGATTATAGATTAAAACAATTAAATTAGCTTTTAAAGTTGCTTTTATTAAATCATTTAACCAACCATAACTATGTGAAGAATTAATAATACGGTTAGTTTCTTGTTCAATCATAACTTGATTCCATTTAGGAATTAATTTTAAAAATGATTGAAATATTTTAAGAACATCATTATTTTTAGCTACATCTAATGATTGTTTATAAACTGATTGAATACCCTCAAAAATTAATGGAGTTAATATATTAATAAGATGTGTCGTATATTCATTTTTTGTTTCAACTAAGACATTTAACATTTTTGTATTATTTTATATTAGATTATTTTTATTAGTAATTAGTAAAATACGTTTGATTATTTTATATATTTTAATTATACTATTTAACTACACATTACTTTACCTGCATTTGAACCACGATTAGATAAATAATTAAAATCATCTTTAGTTACACATAAACAACCACTCCCAGAACCAAGATTACATGTTAAATTAGTACCAATATATTTTTCCATATCTTTATCTGATATTTCTTTAGTTGTAGCATCATGAGGTACAGGCCATTGAACATGTTTACAGCATTGTTTAGAACAAATATTTTTATCTAATTTCAATTGTTCAGAAGTATTAGATAAACTTTCCTTAATCTTATTAATAGATTGTTTATTTTTATTATCAATTATAGGAAGAATAAAAACAAAGAAAATAATTATACCTAAAATAATTAAAACTAAAGTATGATTATTATTTAATTTAAAATTAGATTCCATATATTATATATATTATATTAGATTTTTATCTTATGAATTTATATATTTTATTTCTAATATTAAATAATGAAAATATTAGAAAAAATTAATCAAGTTGTTAAACAAAAAAATAAAGAAATTACTAAAATATTAAATCCTAAAAAAAAATATCGTATTGATTTTTTTAAAACAAATAAAAATAAAATGCTTGGAATTTTTGATGGTAATAAAATGATTATAAGCGGTGAATATAATTTCTATGGTATTTATCAACCTTATACCAAATTATGGATTTGGGCAAGTTCTATTCCTGGTGTTAATTTAGATAATATTAAAAATATTAAAAAATTAAAAACTTCAGATTATTTATTTGAATCAAATACTAATCCTAAAATTAACTTTTATTATCAATTATTAACTCAAGATGTATTATATATTACTAATGATAAAATGTTAGATTGGATTAATGAACTAATTTTATATTTAACAGATGATTTATTTTATTTTAATCCAGTTAATTCTTATGAAAATATTCAATTTTTAACTCTAGTTAAAATTAAAGAAAAATATATATAAATATATTAGTATTAATTTTTAATTTGCTTTGTAATTCTTTTCTTATCTTTGGATGCTAATATATTAAATTCTATTGTTTTATCTATTTTAAGACAAAGTTCAATTTCTTTAATTGATATATCTTTATTATATCCAGTTAATATTTTAATTAATTCATTTTCTTTATTTTCTTGAATTAAATGATTACAAATCCTATTTAACATTAAAATTTCTTGATTAGATTTATTATTAATTATTTTAGATAAATTAATAATATTTTTTCTATTAATATTTTTTAAAGATGTCTTATTTAAATCAGAACTAAATTTAATATCATTAGAATCAATTTTATAGTTTGATTTTGTTTTATTTATCCAAAAAGATGTATTAATACATGTATAAAATCCATGAATATTTTGAAGATACCAGTTTTGATCAGTATAAATACTTGTTTCAATATTATCACCTCTTGAAATTGAATCAGATACTTTAACTATATTACTAATAATATCAGGCCATGAATCATTTGACTTATTTAAGATTTTTTTTAGATAATTTTCATGAATCATTAGTGGTAATAATACTTTTTCAGATTCATATAATTTAATAATTGTATCATAATCTAAATAATTATTTAAAATACGTTTAGTTGAATCAAATAAACCAGTATCAATATTCTTTTCTCTAGACTTATTAATAAATTCATTTATACTATGATTAGTAACTCTGCCATCAATTAAATGATATGATAACTCTTGAAATAAGTTAATCAGTCGTCTTATATCATTTTGACTAAATATAATTAGTTTTTCAATTAATTTATTCTCTAAAGATTCAAAACTAGTAGGTTCATACTTTGTCGTAGACAAAGTATCTAGCTTATCAAGCTTTGCTTGATAAGGTTCATTATCCAAAAAATCTTTAGATTTTTCGGATAATCTAGCTGAAGAAAAAGTTTTAACTTTTTCTCCAGGTTCATTCATCATCGTAGATGATGAATTTAGCTTATCAAGCTTTGCTTGATAAGGTTCATTATCCAAAAAATCTTTAGATTTTTCGGATAATCTAGCTGAAGAAAAAGTTTTAACTTTTTCTCCAGGTTCATTAATAATTTGAGTTTCACTCAAATTATTAAGTAGCATGCTAGATTTTGAATCTAAAGATTCAAAACTAGCAGGTTCATTATCCAAAAAATCTTTAGATTTTTCAGAGTCCCAAGTAATATTTTCCATTAGACTAATTTTTTTAACTAATTCAGTTAATTCAGGTATAGAGGGTATAGTAAAAATTATTTCAGCACAACCTTTTTTAAGATCATTAAGTAATTTGGAATGTTGATTATTTGAAATAAAAATTAAAGGAAAACTTTTAGATTTATTATTATCTTTATAAATATCCATTACATATTTTTTTTCACTTGTTAAAGTAATATTTTCAGTTTCATCAAATATTAAAGCAATTTTTTTATTCTTTTGTTCAGAAAAATTAATTTTATTATAAATTGAATTAGTAAAGTTATAATAATCATTAAAATCATCATAAATTCTATGATCTTTAATTTCATTTGGATTAATAATTCGGATTATATAGCCAAGTTCTTCTAAAATTATTTTAATTGTTAAAGTTTTACCAAGTCCTTGATTACCACTAATTATAATTCCTTGATTTTTATTTGAAGATAAATTATTTATCCAGTCTTTAAACTTATTAATTTGAGTTAAATTTCCAACAATTTGATTAAGACATTCTGGTTTATACTTATTAATCCATAAATCATGATTTTTTTTTGTTTTAATATTATTTATATTAAATGTTTTTGTTTTAGTTTTATTATTCATATTAAATAATTATTTAATAAATCTTTATATCCAAAATAACCTTTAATTTTTAAAGATTTTTAGACTAACATATTTAATATTTTTATATTATAATTTAAAAATCTTTAAAAATTAAAATTTTAAAAAAAATTTCTAATCCTTAATATATATATAATGGATTCCTCTGATGTTAAAAATAATCAAAAATATCGTAATAATCGTAATGATAATTTAATAGAAGATGAAGTTCAAAAATTATTTCGCAAAAATAATGGTAAGATTTCATCTGCTGATTTTATTAAATTAAAACATCAATATAATGATGTACAATTTGTTGACAATTTACAAAAAGTTTACTTAGAAAGACATTCTATCATTAGTAAGAAAGCTAAAAAATTTGCTCAATTAATTCGTGAAAAATATAGTAACCAACAATATCCCTTTCATATTCTCTTAGAAAAGGCTCGTTTATTCAAAGCTAAACATGGTCTTACTGAAGATGAATTTACTGAATTTCAACGTATTTATGAACAAGAATTAGTTGGTTTTAAATCTCCTGAAGTCGTTATACCTTCTACTAATATGATGAATTTATTAGGTTCCATTAATGTAGACTTCCAAGGTTTCACTATGAAGTTAAATGATAATGATTATAAAGTTTTACAAGATATTCTTAAATTACATGCCAGTTCAAGACCTTTACATGCTCAAGTTTTACTTCAATCTATTCAATATAGAGACTGTGATTTTGAAGCTTTATCGGGCCAATATAAGAAAGAACATAATAATCGTCCAGGAGATTCTATTCATCCTGTTATTGCTGCTATGTTCTTACCTAAAATTCCTATTCTTGAAAATCATTTCTTACATTCTAATATTGCAAGTATTGTCAAATCTCGTTATAATGGAGATGCATTAACTACCAGACCTGATTATGAACTCTTTTATGCTTTAACTCAAGATCCAAATGATGTTGTTTGTGATAATCGTTCTCCCATTGCTGATTTATTAAATCGTGCTCAACTCCAAAATCAATTATGGAATTGTGTCTTAAACTTAAGAAATGGTCAATATTATAACTCTATATTCCGTGAATTTATTAATTCAGTTGATATTTGCAGACTTAATAAACAAGATAATCCTGATTTAATATATGGTCGTTATGATGGTACTATCTTAAAGAGATTGTTATCTGCTTTCTCATTCCGTCCTACTATTGTTTCTACAACTCCTGTCTATCAAATAGTTAACATTAATCCTTATCAACAAAATATTCGCCCGGTTGTTACTGCTGTTCCTATGATTAACTTAAGATTACCTCCCTCTATTTCAGATAATACTCCTATCAGTTTACAAGATGCACTTGAACAACATCAATATTTCTTAGAAAATGGTACTATGGTTCCTCGTCACACTTCTATAATTTATTCTCGTGGTATATTATTCTTCTTTGTTGATAGACGTGCAAATATTATTCGTTTCAATGATACTCAACCCTTCAACATTAGTAGATTACCTACTGCTATCTCTGGTTTTGAACGCTTAAATGACCGTGAAGTCCTTTATGAACCTGATATTATGATTCGCGGTGATAAATATCAACTTCGTTCAGTTGTATTAGCCGAAATTAATCGTAATGCTCCTGAATCTAATATTGTAGTTGGTTCATCTGCTATATTTATGATTCATGCTGATGGTCAAAAATACTTCCAAAATGAATATTTTCACTATGATCCTCAAGGCGTTTCTGATTCTGTTGTTAATTCTGATACTAATGAACGTTATACACGTCAACCTATAGAAATAATTGGTGGTACTCCTGGTGATAGAATTATACCTGGCACATCATTCTTGGAATTAGCTCGTACTCGTGGTATTATCTTTATGTATGAAAATGCTAAGGATAAACCTGATTTTGAAGTTACTTTTTAAAGCGGTGCGTATTTTTTATTAAATAAATTAATTATTTAATAAAATATTTAAAATAATTTTTAAAAATCTTCTGTAATCTCAAAAGTTGAATCTCTTGTTTTATTTAATACGGAAGCTTTTTGATATTCAGTTGGTCGTCTATGTTCAAAAAAGTTAGTTTTTCCTTCAATACTAATTGACTCCATAAAATCAAATGGATTAATAACATTAAAAAATTTATTATAACCTAATACTACCAATAATCTATCTGCAACATATTGAATATATTGATTCATCATATTAGCATTCATACCTAATAGACTACATGGAAGACTTTCACAAATAAATTTTCGTTCTATTTCAACAGCTTCTTGAAACATGACATGAATATCAGCTTCTGATAATTTATTTTCTAACATTGAATAAAGTAGAACTGCAAATTCACAATGAAGACCTTCATCACGTGCAATTAGTTCATTAGATGTACATAGTCCTGGCATCATATTTCGCTTCTTTAACCAAAAGATAGAACAGAATGCTCCAGAAAAGAAAACACCTTCTATAATAGCAAAAGCAACTAGTCGTTTAGCAAATGAATCATCTGACTCTATCCATTTAACTGCCCATGCAGCTTTTCTAGCAATACAAGGAAATTCCTTAACTGCATTAAATAATTTATCTTTTTCTTTAGGATCTCTTATAAGATTATCAATTTGAAGTGAATAAGTTTCACTATGTACATTTTCAATCATCATTTGAAAAGTATAAGCAATAATAGCTTCTCTAATTTTAATATCATTTAAAAATCTTTCACTCAAATTAATATTTACAATTGTATCAGATGAAGAAAAAAAAGCTAAAATCATTTTAACAAAATGTTGTTCATTTGCTGTTAATTTAGTAAAATCTTCATAATCTTTAGAAAAATCAATTTCTTCTGCTGTCCAAAAGCATCCTTGAAATTTCTTATATAATTTCCAAACATATTCATTCTGAATAGGATAAACTGTCATTTGATTATTATTAGGATTACATATAGGTTCTTTATTTGTGTTAGAATCTAATTTATTATTAATAGAATTTTTTAATTTAGCATCTAAATTATCTCTTTCAATTTTAGTTTCAAATGTATTCATTATATATATTAAAAAATATATTAATTAAATTTTAAATCAATTTTTATAGTATATATTTTTCCTAATTAATATATAATGAGCTTTGATATTTATAATAAAAAACCTAAATTAATAGAACCTAAAATACTTAAATATTATAATGAAAAAATTAGAATAAAAGAAATTAAAGATAAAATTAAACAAGATAATATACTAAAACAACAGGAACTAGCAAATAAGCCAATAATAGAACCAGATACTTGGTATAAAAAAATGTTTGATACTATTTGGGAATTTATTAAAGAGAACTATGGTTTCTTTTTAATAATTACTTTAATTAGTACTTTATTATATGTTAGATATATTGAAGTTACTTTGAAAAAAAAAAAAATAAAAGAGACAGTTGATAAAATTAATAAGGATAAAGAGATTCAACAATTTATTGAACTTCAAGAAATTAATCAAAAATTAAGACAATATGAATAAATTATATTATTAAATCTATTTTATTTATTTTAGAATAAGTATTTTTACAAATATTTTTTAGTTTATCACAATAATAATCAATCTTTTTGTTAATTTCTTCATCATTATTATAAGTTAATTTTAAAATTTTTAGTTTTTCAATTAATTTTTCATTCAGTTTTTTATATCTTTCATTTATTTCTATATATTTAATAATACTTGAATCATCTAATATTTTTAATTTATTAATTAATATAAAATACTCTTCAAATATAATATCTAATTTTGAAAAAATATTTAAACGTTTTTGATTATAATACCATCTATAAAAAGATTGGTATATATTATATTTATGTAAATATAATGTAAAATCAAATCTTGACCCATTAATAAGTTTATATTCTTTTTCATTAAAATCTGGTTTAATATTTTCAATTCCTAATTTATCATAAAGTTCTAAATTTAAAATAGGTTCAAATAATTTTTCAAATAGAGTTATTGTTTTATTATATTGATCTTTATTGTAATCAAGACCAATATTAATTAAAGATTTCTGAACAATTTTATTTGATAAAAATAATAATGCCATTATATAAATTAATGTAGTTATATTTTTAATTAATATTAAATATTTTTATTTAATTTTAAATACTGATTCACGAGCCAAAAAAATTACTTCAAGATTATGTAAATCTTCAAGGGTGTAAATGTTTTTACAGGGGTGCAAATTATAACATAAATCTTTATATGATTTTAAATTAAAAAAGGCATTTTAAATCTTCAAGGGTTTAAAGATTATAAATCTATTTTAATTTAATGAATAATATTTATAAAGAACAATATTTAAAACATCATAATAACTTTATTGATCAACTTAAACTTATTTTTCCATCTGAAGAAACTAAAAAAATATTAGATAATATTAGTCAATCTAGTGATGAAAGTAAATTAACTAGAGCACAACTATTTTCTTCTTCTATTTCTGGAGATAATTTAGATATGTTTGTTAAAAATAAAATTAAAGTCTTCTCTCATAAAAATCCTGATACTCAAATAATTTCTGAAAGTTTATTTGGTACTGAATTTTGTATTAAAAATTTATTAAATAATCAACCCGAAGAAGTTAAAAAAATTATTTGGACTGATTTACATACTTTATGTATGATTGGTGAAATGTTAAATTCTGAAAATGTAGATGAAAATAAAGTTAAAATTTTAAATCAAACAATTATGAAAACAAGAAAATCAACTGAATTACCTGAATTACCTAATAAATCTAATACTGGAATTAAAAATAAATTAGAAGATATGTTAGGAGTTAATGTAAATAATGAAACTAAAACAATGATTGATGATATTGTTGAATCATTTGAAAAAGTATTAACTGGTCAATCTTCTGGAAATCCATTAAGTGGAATTATGGAAATTAGTCAAATGATTTCTGTCAAATATGCAGATAAAATTAATAAGGGAGATATTGAATTAGATAAATTAATGGAATCTATTACTAAAAAAGTTCCTGGTATGGATCAAATGATGAGTGGAATGATGGCTGGTAATACTAAAAAAACTCCACCTAAAGAAAAAATTATTATTGATGAAAATTTCTCAACAGCTAATATACAAGTTGGATTAAATAAAGAAGAAGAATCTAAATCATTTGATATTGGTGGTATTTTAAAGATGGTTGATAAATTTGGTGTTATTCCTGGTGGAAAGTCATGTGATGATACTAGTGGAATTCCTGGTATTAGTAAAATTATGGAACTAATGCAAAAATTAGATAAGGCTGAAACAAATGAAGATACTGAAGCACTTAAACTAGAAATGGATACATTTTTACAAAAAGAATTAGGTATTGATGTTACTCAATTAAATAATCAATTAGACCAAGTTACACAACAAATGAAAGAAGCACATGAAGCGCAATAAAAACTTATACTTTATAGATTTACTAAATTTTTTTAATTTTAATATCTTTATGTTTAAGTTCATATTGATATAAATTTCCAATAGTTAATTCTTGTAAATTAGTTAGTTTATCTAATGAATTATCAAGAGGTTGATTAAAATAATAACCAAAAGTTAATTGTTGTAAATTAGTTAGTTTATCTAATGAATTATCAAGAGGTTGATTAAAATTAGTACCAAAATTTAATTTTTGTAAATTAGTTAGTTTATCTAATGAATTATCAAGAGATCGATTAAAATTAAAACTAAGAGTTAATTCTTGTAAATTAGTTAGTTTATCTAATGAATTATCAAGAGGTTCATTAAAAATATAATCAAAGGTTAATATTTGTAAATTAGTTAGTTTATCTAATGAATTATCAAGAGGATAATCAAATGAATGACCAAAAGTTAATTGTTGTAAATTAGTTAATTTATCTAATGAATTCTCAAGTTGATTATCAAACTTATAACCAAAAGTTAATTGTTGTAAATTAGTTAATTTATCTAATGAATTCTCAAGAGGATAATCAAATGAATGACCAAAAATTAATTGGTGTAAATTAGTTAGTTTATCTAATGAATTACCAAGAGGTTTATCAAACTTATTACCAAAAGTTAATTGTTGTAAATTAGTTAGTTTATCTAATGAATTATCAAGAGGTTGATTAAAATTATAACCAAAAGTTAATTGTTGTAAATTAGTTAGTTTATCTAATGAATTATTAAGAGGTTGATTAAAAATAATACCAAAAGTTAATTGTTGTAAATTAGTTAGTTTATCTAATGAATTATCAAGTAGATTATTAGTAAGATCAGGTAAAGTTAATTGTTTTAAATTAGTTAGTTTATCTAATGAATTACCAAGTGGTTGATTAAAATATTCACCAAAACTTAATTGTTCTAAATTATAATGGATTGGTTTAAAAATTGGTACAATTAGGTCAATTATTATTTTATTGTTATCTATTTCAAATTTAAATTTTTCATTAATCCAATTATCAAATCGTTCATCTTTTAATAAGTCACTTATATATTGTGGTGTAACAGACTGATTAAGTGAATCTTTTAATTGTGGATCTGGAAGTCCTTCTGCTGTACTATCAAAACCAATTTGAAATTTAATTTTAGGATCTGATTTTACTATTATTGTATATATAGGTCCAAACTTATTATAATGATTAAACATATTATCCTCATCACTAGTAGTACACCATTTTGTATTTTGACCATAGTATTTTGCACCTGCTTCTGTTAGTAGTTGATATATTATAAATTGTTTAGTTTCTAATATTATTTTTGCATGTTCTTCACCTTCACCATATTCTTTAATTATTTTTTGTTTCATAGATTTTTGTTTTCGTTCCTCATTTTTTTTATCAATTAAATCCAAATTAGTTTCATTTTTTTTAATTTCATCCTCTAAGTGTGATAATGATGTAAAATTAAAAGGTATAGTAATATTTATAAAAGATTTATTATCTTTTAATTTTTTTATTTTTGCTTGCGCATCTATATATTTGGTTTTATTTTTAATACTATTAGGTTTACCAAAATTTCCATTAATATACATTATTATATAATTATCCATTATATCTTCTTTTATACCATCTATTATTATATTAAATATTTCATTTAATACTTTGTTTTCTTTTAATTTATCAAGAGTTATTTCATCTGGTGAAAAATAAGGTAATTCAATTGATTTATCATTTAGTTTTTCCATTAAATATTCATCCTTACGAAATAATTCATATATCAATTCATAATTTTTTAATATTTTATTAAAAAATAAATTTTTTGATAAATTTAATTTACCTCCACTTAAATTATTTAATTTATTTTGTAAATCTAAATATTTATTTTTATATTTAAAATATTTATGTTTATAAATATTAGTTTGCATTAATATATTAAATATATTATTTTATAAAGAAATATTAATTATTTAGCAACGGTACTTAATCAAAAGTGAAGTAATAATTTACAAACATATGAGAATATAATTAAGTTTTATTATTTATTATAATAAATAATAAAATATATCATACATATAATATGCCTTTATCAGAATATAAAAATATTTTTGGTAAACCTAATGAAGGTGTTCATTCATATCGTATTTTTAATCTAGCAATAATAGATGTTATATTTACAATTATAGGTGGCTATATAATAGCAAATTTATTAAACTGGTCAAAAACAAATACAATTATAGGATTATTTATACTTGGTATTTTTATGCATCGACTATTTGATGTTAAAACTACTATTGATAAAATAATATTTTGATGTAGATAAATCTCATATTTATATTATTGAAAACTACAGAATTGTTCTAATGCGTATTATTTCAAATATGAAATAAACCAAATGTTAAGTATTATAATTTGATTATACTAAAGCTACTAATATAAAATCAAAAGTTTATTAATTTATATTTATTTATTATCTTATATAAAGATTTCAGACTATTAGATTCATTCTTTTTGATGATATGATATTATTTATTTAACTATATTTAATTTTTTTAATTCAGTTTTTTTTGATACTATTTCCATATTTATTATAATAATAAAATAATTGGCGCGTGGTCGCTACCTAATACATGTGTTAAAATACCACTATCTTTTAATTTTTTTTGTAATCTCTTATCAATTAAAAAATAGTCAATTCTCCAACCTACATTCTTTTCACGTGATTTTCTCATATATGACCAATAACTATATAATATTTTTGTTGG